CAGTCGGTCTCTTGGGTGTTGCCCTCGACGTTGGATTTCTTGCCGGTGCCTGAGCAGGCGCGGCAGAAGAACGGTTCGTCACGATCAAGAACTTCATTCCGCGTGCCGGGCTCCTCGGTGAGGATGGCTTCTGCGTTGAGCTCGGGGCCTTCTGCTTTTTCGAGGTCAGCCACGGCTGCTCCTTTGACTAGTTCGCCGCCAACCGATTTGGCGATTTCGATTTTGGCGCTCGGATTGGCCGGACGATCTACAAGGCTCACTTCGACAATCGTGCCGTCAACAATTCGGCCTCCCGGCGCCTTGTCGTCCTTGACAATGCGCGCGCCCTTGATGCCGATGCTGAAGCCGGTGTAGATGCCTTCGTCAACCATCGTGGCCGCGACGGGGTCGACGACCTTTGCCGTCACGACGAAGCCGGTGCCGGTCTGCTCCATCTCGGTAGCCTTGCCGACTGCCTTCGAGTTGTGCATCTCGCGGATGTTGCCAATCTCCATCCACTTGGGCATGGCGCTCTTGAGCCACTTGGGGTCGCAGATCTGCTCGTCGAGGTCGAGGGTGTCGTCGGTGGCCAAGCCCTTGACGTACATGAACCCGTCTTCGCCGCGCTTGGCTGTGAGGTTCCCGAAGTAGATGCTCTTGATGGTGTCGGTCATTGGTTCTCCGTTAGTCGTTGCTTGTGACGGTGCACATGCAGTTTGGGTGTTCTGGTGGGCAGTCGGTGTCGTCTATCGAGTACGGACTGTTTGCTTCTTTGTCGAGGCAAGCGTCGCATGCTGAATCGTAAGCGACCCAGTTCCATGTCGTCACTCCTCCAGCCTGGTAGGTGTCCAGAGCTGCAAGGTTGTAGGCGCGGTTTGCTTCTGTCTGCGCGATTACGTCGCCTCGTGTAACTGGGTTCTCCAGTTCTTTGAGGTGCGGAGGTCGTCCGAACAGCCCATCGACGAATTCTGCAATGCGGTTTCCGATCGTGGGCGCGTCTTGCCGCTGGTCGACGCCGTCGGCGATGACGTTCCTGATCCGCAGAAGCGTTGTCTGGTCGATGTCTTTGACAAGGTTGCCGATGCCCTCTTTGAGCGCGGCCACTCGGTCACCGGCCACGAATCCGCCGGCTGCGTCTCCTCCGAGCTGGACGGCTGCTTCGTACATGGCCGTGAGCGCGTCGGTCAGGCCGGACGAGTTGATCCTGACGTGGTTCATGCTGGCCTGCACGGTGGCCAGAATCAGTTCCTTGCTTGCTCCGTTAGGCGTGTTGCGAAGCGCCTGGTCGATGGCGAGCTCGTAGCCCTTGACGCTTGCTTTGATGGCGGCGTTGATGGCCGGCCCGTGCTTGTCCGTCAGCTGCTTGATGGCCGCGTAATTGGGCAGCTCTTCTTTGGCGCCCTTGCGGACGAAAACTGCTTTCTTGGTCGCCTTCTTGTCAGTACGACCAACGCCTTTTGGGTTATCGGTTATCTGCGCCTTCAGGATTTCGACTTCTTCTTGGCTGTGGTGCTCAAAGGCAAACTCACGCGATCGCGGGCGACTTGCAAACTTGGCGAACGCTTTCGCCTCCTGCGCCTTTAGGTCAGCTTTCGACGCCTGGCCCTCACTCGGGCTTTCTTCACTCGGGTTTTGCGCGCCTTCGCCAGTCGGAATTTCGCTGCCGTCGCTGCTTGGTTTGCCATCGGTCGTCTCTTTCTGCCCCGTGGTCTCGCCGGTGCTGTTGGTGTCGAGTAGTCCCTTGAGGAAGGTGATGGCGTTGCCGGCCACAATGAACGGCTCGTCGGCTTCCGGCATGTCGTAAAGCGCCTGCCCGAGCTCACCTTGAATGTCGTTGAGCGTCTTCTGGCCCGAGAACAGGCTGATCTGGAACGCCTGCGCTTGGTCCTTCATGGTTTCGGCGTTGGCGCGGTCCTGCATGACGAATGTCACGTTGAGGTCGGCGTCGAGGTAGCGGCGCCCGAGGCTGTTGATGATCTCGGTGACGTAGTTCTCCATTGGTCGCGTGCTGACCGTCTCGGAGCTCTCTGCCTCGCCCTGCATCTGGCCCTTGCCTCCTCCGAGGCCGGCCCGTGCGACGACTCCCAGCGCGCTGGGGCTGACGCCGAAGATGGCGGCGATGCGCTTGATGATGTACTCGTCGTAGTCCGACTTGTACCGCTCGTCGGTGCTGGGCATTGCGATCGGGTCAAACCCGTCAGGGAGCACTTTGATCCGGTGGCGCTCGGCGGTGCTTCCCGTGAGGCGGTCGTTGAGGATGCGCTCGTAGGCCGACAACTTCTCCAGCGTCAACTCGGTGCTGTTGGTCTTCATGAACGTCGTGGGCATGGAGCCGAACTGGTATTCGGCCCGCATCCATGCTTGCCGATCAAGGTAGAGCGTGGCTGCTGGGATGGCCTCTTCCACGGGGGAGAAACCATAGGGCGACCATGTGCGGCGGTTCTTGACGTAGACCGAGAGCTGGTCCGTTTTGTATTCGCCGTACTTGCCGGGGGTGTTGTAGAAGTCTCCGTCGCTGTCTGGGCTGGCGGTGAATTCTCCGCGAGGGAAACCCCAGAGCACTTGCTGGAAAGCTGGGAGAGGCGGGTGAGGGATGTCGCCTCGGTTGTCCAGCAGGATCTTGATTGTGGGCGCGTCGATTACGTCGAAGCCGATGATGCTTCCGCCGAGGTTGTAGCGCGGGTAGATGCAGAGCTGATCAAAGACGAATATTTGCCATAGCGCTTCCGTGAGCCACTCGCCCCAGCTGCGGTCGGACTGGGTGTAGGGGTTCTTCCAGAACGCCGTCAGTCGGTTGATCTCGTCGCCGTACTTGTCGCGCCCTATCCGAGCTGCTTTCGCGTGGCTGCAGTTGTTCTCCTGCATGATCTGGGCGATGGCGCTCTCGCTGAGGTCGAACGACCAGTCCTGCTTCACGAGGTCGCCGACGCGGATCTCGATGGCGCGGTGGATCACGTCGCATTGTTCCGCGAGGCTACGAAGCACGCCGAAGGGAACCTCCTGCTGCGTGAGGTTCAAGTTCGTCGCTACTTGAAATTCGTATTTGCGGGGTAGCGCGCGACCGGTCTCGTCGAGGACTACATCGATGGGCGCAGGGAGCAGTGGCGCGGCTGGGCCGAGCATGGCTCCGAAGCCACCGCCGTTGGGCGTGACGCCTGGGCGATCCATTGGGATTGCCTGCCCGATGCCGGTGACGATGCCTTGTCCGCCGATCGTGCTAAATGGCTCCGCTGGGGTGGCGCGGTTGTAGTTCGAGGTGCCCATTGGGGAACCGGCCAGTCCTGCCTTGACCGCCTCGGCGACCGTCTCTGCAAGCTTCTGGTCTCGTGCCTTACGGCTGAAGCGGTCTCGAAGTGCCATCTCGTCCTATCGGGGATAAACCTGAGTGAGGTCAGGTGTGCTGTTTCGTGCTCCGCAGTGCGGGCAGTTGGTTGTGCCTTGTGCTACTGGCATGCCGCAGTCTTCGCATGGTGGCGCGAGCTGGGCGAAGAATCGGTCGGCGCTGGTGCCGGCTGCGAGGCCGAGCTCTGCCAGCCCGTGGACGAGGGCGTCAAGCCGGTCTGGGCTTGTGCCGCTGTCTGGAAGCCATGTGGTCATCTGGTCCTCGAGCGCCTCGAAGACCCCGACGTGGCTGACCCGTCCCTGCTCGTACAAGGCCGCCTGGGGCTCCGCGCGGAGCCTTTTCCCTTGTTTGGCGTTGACGCCTTTGTAGGGCGCTGTGGGCATCACTGAACGGATTGTGAGCTCTACCATGTCGCCGCCCTGGTTCTTCTCGGCCACGATGCGGTCGGCGTTGAAGTCCTCGAAGGCTTGGACGGCTCGGTGCGCCCAGCCGCTCGGGGTGTCTCTGCAACTACGATCGGCGAGAACGTACCCGCGTCCGTCGGCGCCCTTCCCGACAACGATAATCCCGGTCTCGTCGCTCTGCTCTCCTGAGGTGACCGCGGGGTCGATGGCGACCACGATGCGGACCAGCTCGGGCAGGTTTGATTGGTTGATGCGCCCGTTCTCGATGTCCGTGGCAGTCCATAGGGCGCCGGGGGTGTCGAGGAGCAGCTCGCCAAACAGTTCTTGGCGGCCCAGCCGTGTGCCCTCGTAGCGCTGCCGGAGTTCTGCGAGCGCTGCTGGGGAGAGGTTGTTCGCGTTGTCAAACGTCGATCCTCTGGTGACCACTACCGAGCCATCTTCGCGGGCGGTGAATTCTTTGATCAGGGGAACGGGCCGTGGCGTGGTCGTGATGACGACCTTTGGGTCGCCGATGCGGAGCGCGGGGCTGATGCCTCGTGTCCACATCTCGTCGTAGGGCCACGCGGCCAGCTCGTCTGCCCAGCCGCCGCTCAGGTTTAGTCCGAGGGCGCCATCGGGCTTCTCCGCCGACAGGCCGATGATCTTCGAGCCGTTGGTGAGCGTGAGGATGAGGTCGGAGCGGTTGTAGCCCTGCCTCATCTTTGGGTCTAGCGCCTGCAGGATGCCACTGGGTCCCTCGAAGCAGACGCGCTTCAGTGCGCCGAAGGTGGGCGCTGCGACGAACCATTCCGTCCCGTCGTTGAGGAGCGCTTGCTCCAGTAGCCATCGGCTGCCGGTCCAAGTTTTGCCGAACCCGCGGCCGGCCATGATAAGCCAGATGCGCCAGTCGCCCTCTGGTGGGAGTTGCTGTGGTCGTGCCTTGCGCCGGTACTCCGACTGGTTGATTGCGATTTTGGCTTTTGCCGAGTTGGTTTCTCGGGCTGCCAGTTCTAGCGCCTCAAGCCGTTTCAGGTCCGCCAAACGTTGCTTCTTCAGCGTGCTCATCGTTGTTCCCCAGTTCCGCTTCCAAGCGCTGGATCTCCTGCTGGATGTAGTCCAGCGTGATGACCTCAGTCTTGATTGGTGCGTCCAGTCCTAGCAGCTTTGCCCGGCGGTCCATGATGGCGAGGCATCGGTCGATGGCGTGCAGGCTGTTTTTGCTGAACGCTTGGTGTGTTGCGATCGCGAGCAATCCGTCAAGCCGCTCTCCCTCGAGGCGGCGGTACTCGTCGACCGCTTCCGCCGGTATCGCTGCGAGGGCCCGCTGGACTCGTGCGTAAGCCGTCGGCTTCGAGCAGTCCATCTGGTCAGCGATCTGCTGGTAGGTGTAGCCACGCGATCGTAGGCGAAGTGCCTCCGTGTCAATTTGCGCTTGCTCTTCTGTGCGTTCGTATCGTGCCATAAAGTTAGGACGGTTGGGTGTTAGGGCTTGAAGTCAAATTCTTCGCCGGTCTCTTCTAGAACTGGTTTGATGCCGGTGAGCTTCTGCCAGCGGGCGCAAATAACGTCGGCGTAGCGCGGGTCTAGTTCCATGCCGTACGAGATCCGGTTTGCCTTGTGCGCTGCGATAAGGGTTGAGCCGCTTCCCATAAATAGGTCGAGGACGAGCTCTTTGGGCTTGCTTGACCACTCAATCATTTTCTCCACCAGCGCGATGGGCTTCATCGTGGGGTGCAGTTCTGATCGGGTGGGGCGGTCTTCCCTGATGATGGTCGAGCGCTCGTTGCTCATGGTGCGGACCAGTTCGACCAGCTGGTCGTGTTCGAGGCTGTCTAGATCCGCGTCGTCGTCGATGACCGTGGTCCTGGTGAAGTCGCCGCAGAAGTAGTGGCCGGCGCCCTCTTTCCAGCCGTAGATGATGGGTTCGTGCTTCCAGTTGAAGTCGTTGCGGCTGAACGTGCTGCTCTGCTTTACCCAGATGAGCACTTGGCTCATCTTGAAGCCGGCGTTGACGAACTCCTGCGTGAAGGTGGCGCGCTCGTTGTCTCCGTGGGCAACGTAGATGACGCCGCCGTCCTTTAGAGCTGCAAGGTACGTCGTGTAGAACTTGTTGGCGAACGCCTTAAACGCCTCGTTGCTCATGTTGTCGTTGAGGATCTGGCCGGCGACTCCGCTGTAGCCGTTGGTGCCGACTGCGACGTTGTAGGGCGGGTCTGTCCAGACCATGTCGGCCTTTTTGCCGTCCATGAGCCGCTTTAGGTCCTCGAGGCTGGTGGCGTCTCCGACCAGCAGGCGGTGCTCTCCGAGGAGCCAAACGTCGCCGAGCTCGCTGGTTGGCTTGTCTGGGACGGACGGGACCTCGTCGAGGTCGCCCTCCATCTCTGCTGCGGGTTCTTCGATGGCGTCGAAGCCGAGGTCGGTGATGTCCCAGCCGTCTTGTGCCAGTTCTGCCAAAGTGTCCTTCAGGATGGCTTCGTCCCATTCCGCCAGCGCGCCGGTTTGGTTGTCGGCGAGGGCGTAGGCGCGGACGGTGGCCTCGTCCCACTCCTCTGGCGATCGGGAAACGGTAATTTGCTTCCAGCCGAGCTGCTTGGCTGCTTCCAGCGTGCCGTTGCCCGCGATCACAACGCCGTCAAACGTAACGACGATTGGCTTGCGTTGCCCGAACTCTCTCAAGCTCGCGGCGATGGCGTCCAAGTTGCGCTTGCCGTGCGTGCGTGCGTTCCGGGGGTCTGGCGTTAGATCTGCGATGTCGACGGTCTCGACGTTCATGCGGTCCCCTTGTAGGTGCAGTGCGCCCAATGTAGAGTTCTATTCTCTCATGTGGTGGTGACAAAAACAACAGCATTGTGTTTTTTGTCGTTTTGGTGGTTACAATTCCAAAACGTGGAACGGGCCGGCGACGGTCGTTGTGTGCTCCGCCGTCACCATGAGCGCTCGCTTGAGGGCGCCTCGGTCCAGCCGTGGAGCTGCGAAGCCCAGCGCGCCCAGCGCCACGCTTGCTCCTGATCCGATGGCGGCGTAGGCGTAGCCCTCGACCGAAAGCGCCTCGACCACTCCCTTGTCTGCCGATACCTCGTAGATCCGTGAGCCCTCGACCACCAGCAGGTTCCAGTCGGTCTCTTGGGTCTCGCAGTCCAGTATTTGCCGGAGCGTGGGGTTGGCGAGCCTTCTGGTGTGCTCCATGAACTGCTGGCCGGCCCTCCACGAGCCTGCGAAGCCCAGCAGCGTGTTTCCGTACTTGGCTATCTTGGGCGTCGCGCTCGGGGCGCATAGGTCTCCGAAGGCCGCAAGGCTGTCGCTGCCGATCATAGAACCGAGCGGTGTGGCGATGGCCGCAATGACCGTCACTTGGTCGCTCCCCATTGCTCGGTCACCATGAGCTTTTCGAAGGTTGCGTGCACCCTTAGGAAGTTCCCGTATTGCAGGACATTTTGCACTTTGATATTCTTCCGGTTGGTTGCTGCTATCCGTGCCAGCTCGTCCAAGAACGGTTGCTCCGTGAACTCTTCGAGCTGCGTGATGCCGTAGCGGTTGCGGACGAAGTCGAAGCGGCGCCACCTCCTGTGGCCCCATTCTCCGAAGCTGATGGCGATGCCTTTCTTTGCCATCTTGACCGCGAGGTCGATGCAGTCGTAGGCGCTCCCGTAAGGGTCGAGGTCAATGATGTCGAAGGAATCTCCGTCGGCGTAAAGCCGGCATAAGAGGCGCAGCGCGTCTTCGTGGTGATCGGTGGCGAATTTCTCGTCGGTGTCGTTGGTCACCACTCGGTCAATGTTCTTGTTTAGGTAGAACGAGTTGCCGGCGTAAAGGTCCAGCACCGATGTGGGCCTCGTGGCGTCAATCATTTGCTGGTTGGCTTCGTACTTTTTTGCCCGGTGCTTTTCGTTGTAGGTGTTGGAGGTTTTTGCTTGTCTTTTGATCTTCCCCTCGACCGAGACGACCGTCCTTCCGATGGCTTCTGCAATCTCCTGCGCCGTGTAGCCTTCGTTGATCCGGTCGCGCACCCACTCAACTTCTTTGTCGGTCCATCTCCGTGGGTCCGTAATGGTCCACCCGCCTGATCGTACGACAACGCCGTAGTAGTCAGCCGGCATCTCGAGTGCGGAGGCGCTTTTGGTGTCGAACAACGCCTCCGCCTGCCGTGGTTTGCTCATTCCATCTCCTCAAGCTCTTCCAGCTCACTGATGAGGTGCTGGAGGTCGCTCTCCCATGCGTTGAGGACGCGCGCGGTGTCGCATGGCCACTGCATGCCGCATGTCCATTCTTTGCAGACATAAACCTCGGGGTCGTTTTCGCTTTCCGTGGGCTGGTGGATGTTGCGCATCAGCTTGCGGGTGTCTTCTTGAGTGGTGCTGGTGATTGGGTCCATGTTTGTCCTCCTCAGGATCTCCGGCGCTTTGCCGGTAGTTTCAGATTAGATCAACCCGTCGCCGTCAATCCAGTATTGGTTTTCATAATATTGCCGGGCATAATCATTCCTCAGAAACGGGAGAGTTTGGCTCGCAGATTTGCTCGAAGTCGCCGTCCCAGCCGGTTCCACCGAGCCACGCCGCGAACGCCGCGCCCAGCTCGTC